GTTTGGCAGGCCGCGGCGAAAGACCCGATGCACCCCGGTAACGAGGCGGCGAAGAAGAAGCAGAACGACCTCTTCGCGATCATGTACCCGAAGGGCGCGTGATGGACGAGCGCGAGATCCGGCTGCGCTGCATCGAGGCCGCAGCCAAGAACCCGACGCCGCACACGGCCGGCTATGCCGCCGGCGTGGTGGCGTCGGCCAGGGAGTTCGTCTTGTTCGTGCTCGGCGAGAACGCGCCAGCGAAGGCGCCCCTCGGACTGCCGAAAAAGTGACGTGGTAGACTGATTCTGTGGTAGGCGCGCGGACACGGTTCGCGCCCCCGCAGTAGCGTCGACCACGATGGCCCCCGAAGTTCGGGATACGCCGGCGAAGCGCAAGCCTGTTGCGCAACCTGAGTGTTGAACGAAAAATTTGGGGAGGGGCATCGTGCCTGATTCCATCACCGTAGCATCAGTCCAGCAGTACAAGGCGAACGTCGAGCTTCTGCTGCAGCAGACGGATTCCCGTCTTGCCGGCGCAGTCACCATCGGCTCGCACGTCGGCAAGGCCGCGAGCGTGGTCGAGCAGTTCGGTTCCGCCACCGCGCAACTCAAGACCGGCCGTCACGCCGACACCCCGCTTCTTGACCTGTCGCAAGACAAGCGTTGGGTCTTCCCGCTCGATTACGAGTGGGCGTCGCTCGTCGACAACGAAGACCAGCTTCGTGCGATCGTCGATCTGACCAGTCCGTACGCCCGCGCCGGCGCCGCCGGCATGCAGCGTGCGAAGGACGACGTGATCCTCACGGCGATCTTCGGCACCAACTACATCGGCGAAAACGGCACCACGACCGACACCTTCAACACGACCGACTACCAAGTCGGCGTGAACACCGGCGGCACCGCCTCCGGCCTGAACGTCGCCAAGCTGCAACTCGCCATCCAGAAGTTGATGCTGGCGAACAAGGGCGAGCTCATGGAGCCGGTCTACGGCGCCATCTCGAGCTACGAGCACGACCTGCTCCTGAAGGAGATGCAAGTCGCCAACAAGGACTACGGCAACACCGCGGTCCTCGTCGACGGCAAGGTCAAGCGCTTCATGGGGGTGGACTTCATCATCACCGAGCGCCTGAACATCACCTCCGGCAACCGGCTGATCCCGGTGTGGCTGAAGTCGGGCATGTACCTGGGCGTCTGGAAGGACATCAACGCCGAGATCAGCAAGCGCGCCGACAAGAGCTACGCCTGGCAGGTCTACCTGTGCATGACGCTCGGCGCGACCCGGACGCAATCCGGCAAGCAGATCCAAGTGCTCTGCGACGACCAGATCTAAAGGACATCGACAATGGCTCTCGTTTCCACCTCCCAAGTCGTCACCGACCAGTCGGCGACCCCGCGCGTCAAGACCAACTCCCTCGAGAAGGGCGGGGTTGTTCGCACCGCGCAGGGCTTCCTGGCGGCCGCCAGCTACACCGGCGGCACCACCGGCCAGTGGTACACCTTCGTCCGCGTTCCGGCGCGCGCCCGAGTCCTGGGCGTGTTCCTGTCGCAGTTGACCACGACCACCGGCGCCGTCAAGGTCGGCCTCTACCGGCCCGACGGCATCGCGATCGATGACGACTGCTTCGCGTCGGTACATGTGCTCGGCGCGACCACCAACGTCCGCGCTCGCGTGGACATCAACACGGTCTACACCCCGTCGCTGCGCCAGTCGGCGCTCTCGACGGCGTTCGTGACCGCGGTCGGCACCGCCGGCGCAACCAGCGACACCGAGTACGACATCGCGGCTGCGATCGTCACCGTCATCGGCACCCCGACCGACGCGCTGCTCGAAGTCGATTACGTCCTGCCCGAGTAAGGGCTGAAGCACCCCTGGCGCCTTCGGGCGCCGGGGCGTTTCGAGGAACAGCATGGCGATCCCGACCGACTTCAAAGGCCCGACGCCCGCAGCGGGCACCACCGCTTCGTTCAGGGTGTTCGGCAGCACCACCGTCGGGATTTGGGCGCTGGACATCGACGGCACGTTGTCGGCGGCGGTCAAGCGCATCGACCTCGGCCCGAACCTGTCGATTCTCACTGGCGTCGCGTACACCGACGCGCAGGTCGTCGCGCTGGTCAAAGATTGGCTGTCCCGCATGGGCGCGCTGCACGAGGGCGCCGGCGGCAACACTGCGGAAACCACGAAGCAGGTTCTCGTGACCGCTACCGTCTGCACGTAAGGAGCACCGCATGGCGAACGAAGCAACCGTTTTCTCCCTGACAACTACCGAGATGGCGACCTCGGTCGCCGGCACCGCCGGCGGCAAGGATGTCGACATCGCAACCGAGAACGCTGCGGCCGTGACCGCCAGCATCGACATCGGCCTGTACTACCTCAAGTCGAAGTACGAGGGCGCCAACGGGCGCAGCAAGCTCCTGCAGCACATCGAGAAGATCCGGGCCAAGATCGTCGAAGCAGCCTGGCCGCCGATCTGAGCATGGGCCAGGTCATCCGAGTCACTTCGTCGTTCATCCGCCTGGCGGATACGACTGCGTTCACCGCCGGCGACGAGATCAGCAATCACGCCACGGCCGGCTCGGTCGTGCGCCCGACGTTCGACTTCAGCGGCTTCAGCCGCGGGCGCATCCTGGGCGCTGGCATCGGCATCGTGTCGGACGGCACGATCGTCATCACGGCGCTCAACTTCGACATGTTCCTGTGGAAGACCGCCGGCGTCCCGGCCGCGGTCGGCAACAACGTCGCCTTCCCGCTGACCGGCCTGCAGCGCACCACGGCGATCGGCCGCTTCCTGTTCGACGACGGCGGCTGGCAGAACACGCTCGGCGCGTACACCGCCGGCACCTCGGCGTTCCAGTACGTGCCGGCCGGCTACCCGGTCCCGCTCGCGACGCCGACCTTGTACCACCCGCACTTCCCCGGCTTCATCTTCGAGTTCAAGGGCGGCGAGGCGAAGACGCTGACCGCTGCGTTTCAGGTTCTCGCGGCGCTCGACCCGGGCACCGAAGCCGACACGTACAACCTCGTCCTCGACGCCGAAGTCGAGTAAGCCGGGAGGCCGCCGATGGCGATCTCCAACGTCGCGATCGCGAACCTGGCGCTGCAGAAGCTCGGCAGTTCCCGCAAGCTCGAGTCGCTCACCCAAGACCACCCCAACGCGCGCACGCTGAACCTGGCCTTCGAGCCGGTGCGCCGCGCCGAGCTCCGGCGCTACGACTGGTCTTTCGCGATCAAGCGCGAGTCGATCGCCGAGGACGGCGACGAGCCGACGTGGGGCGACTGGAACCAGTTCAGCCTGCCGAACGATTTCCTGCGCCTGCTGCGCGACGACGAGTCGGGCATCGCGGTCGACTACAAGGTCGAGGGCCGCTTTATCCTGTCGAAGAACGCGGCGCCGCTCGAGATCCGCTACATCGCGGACATCGACGACCCGAACTTCTACGACTCGCTCTTCGTCGAGGCGTTCGCCTCGAAGCTCGCCTTCCAGTGCTGCGAGGAGATCACGCAGAGCACATCCAAGCAGGATCGCTGCCGCGCGGACTACGACGACGCGATTGCCGAGGCGAAGCGCATCGGCGCGATCGAGAAGGAAGCCGTAGAGCTACCCGAGGACGAGTGGATTAGCTCGATGCGCTGACATGGGACGCGCATCCAACATCCAAAACGCCTTTAACGCAGGCGAATTGAGCGCCCTTCTCTTGGGGCGCCAGGACATCGACAAGTACGGCTCCGGCCTCTTCGTCTGCCTGAACGCCGTACCGCTCACGCAGGGCGCGTGGACGCGCCGACCGGGCACAGCGTACCTGCACCAGTGCAAGCACCACGACAAGCTGGCGCGCGTCATCCCCTTCCAGTATTCGGTGACGCAGACCTACATCCTCGAGTTCGGCGAGGACTACATCCGCTTCTTCACCTCGCACGGCATCCTGACGAAGGCGACGCAGAACATCACCGGCATCACGAAGGCCGCGACCGCGGTGCTGACCTACAGCGGCAGCGACACGTACGCGAACGACGAGCGCGTCTACGTCACTGGCGTCGTCGGCATGACGCAGGTCAACAACCGCGAGTTCGTCGTGAAGAACGTGAACGCTGGCGCGAACACCTTCGAGCTCTACGAAACCGACGGCACGACGCCGGTGGCGAGCACCGGCTACGGCACGTACACCTCTGGCGGCACGGTCGGGGAGATCCTCGAGGTGACGACGGCGTTCGACGAGGATGATCTCGCAGACATCCGGGTCACGCAGTCGGCCGACACGCTCTATATCCTGCACCCGGACTTCCCGCCGCAGCAGCTTGTGCGCGCCTCGGCGCTGTCGTGGACGCTCTCGGACATCGTGTTCACCGACGGCCCGTACGACTCGCTCAACACGACCACGACGACGCTCTCGCCGAGCGCGGCGACCGGCACCGGCATCACGATCGTCGCGAGCGCCGTGGCCGGCATCAACAGCGGGCAGGGGTTCCTGTCGACCGACGTCGGCCGTCTTGTGCGCCTGCGCGAGGGATCGACCTGGGGCTACGCCGAGATCACGACCGTCGGCTCGACGGTCTCCGTCACCGCCGACGTGCTCTCGACGCTGACCAACACGAACGCGAAAGTGAACTGGCGCCTGGGCGTCTGGTCCGACACGACCGGCTTCCCGCGCTGCGGCACCTTCTACGAGGACCGGCTCTTCCTCGCCGGCGCGGCGACCTACCCGCAGCGCCTCGACGGGTCGAAGACCGGCGTCTACACGAGCTTTTCGCCCTCGGCCAACGACGGCACGGTAGCGATCGACAACGCGGTGGCCTTCACGTTGAACGCCGACGACGTGAACGCGATCCGCTGGATGGCGCCGAACGAGAAGGGTCTCCTCGCCGGCACGAGCCGCGGCGAGTGGCAGGTCAAGCCCTCGTCGCTGAACGAGGCGATCACGCCGACCAACATCGCGGCGAAGCCCTCCACGCGCCACGGTAGCGCCGAGGTTGCGCCGGTGTCCGCCGGCAAGTCCGTCCTCTTCGTGCAGCGCGCGAACCGCAAGGTGCGCGAGCTCGCCTACGTCTTCGACGCCGACGGCTTCAAGGCGCCGGATATGACGATGCTCGCCGAGCACATCACGCGCCCGAGCCTGACCGAGATCGCGTATCAGGAGCAGCCGCAGGCGATCATGTGGGGAGTGCGCTCCGACGGCGTGCTCCTCGGCCTCACCTACGAGCGCGATCAGGATGTCGTCGCCTGGCACCGCCACGAGCTCGGCGGCCAGAGCGATGACGACGGCCTCTTCATCCCGATCGTCGAGAGCGTGGCCGTCGTGCCGACGCCGGATGCGACGCGCGACGAGCTCTACATGGTCGTGCAGCGCTACATCAACGGCGGCGAGCGGCGTTTCATCGAGTATATGAGCAAGATTTGGGAGGTGGAGGACGAGCAGGAAGACGCCTTCCACGTCGACTGCGGCTGGACGACGATCAACTCGCCGGCCGCGAGCACGGTGACGGGCCTGTGGCACCTCGAGGGTGAGACGGCACCCGGCACACCGACGTCACGATCACGAACGGCACGGCGACGCTCTCGCGCACCGGCACCATCATCACGCTCGGGTACTTCTACGAGAGCGACGGCAACAGCCTGCCGCTCGAGGGCGGCTCGCAGGACGGCTCGGCGCAGGGCAAGATCAAGCGCATTCACACGCTCGGCCTGTGGCTCGTCGACACCCTTGGCCTGAAGATCGGCCCGGACGCCGACAGCCTGACCGAGATCCTCGTGCGCGAGTGGGGCGACATCTTCGGGGTCGCGACGCCGCTCTTCACTGGCGTCGTGCGCGAGCGCTTCGAGGGCGACTACGACAAGCTCGGCCAGGTGTACTGGCGCGCGGACGGGCCGTTCCCGGCCACCGTGCTCGCGATCATGCCGCAGTTCGAAGTGGCGGACGCCTCGTGAACCGCATCGTTGTTCCGTTCCGCTCGTGGCACTTCGAATGGCTCCTCGCCGGCGGGAAGCCTTCGGATGGCTTCGACATCAAGTTCAGCCCCGAGGCGCTGCGCCAGCTTGAGCGCGAGAACACATGGACCGGCGTCGTCGACGGCGATCCCGTCGCGTGCGCGGGCACGATCTGCCAGTGGCCGGGGCGGCACAGCGCCTGGGCGTACCTCGGGCTCAACACCGGCCCGCACATGCTCTGGCTCACGCTCGAGACGGCGAAGCGCATCGCGACCGTCAAGGGCCGCATCGAGGCGAGCGTGCGCTCGGATTTCTCGGCCGGGCAGCGCTGGATGAAGATGCTCGGCTTCTCGGTCGAGACGCCGTGCATGAAGAGCTTCGGCCCGCAGGGCGAAGATCATGTCGGATTTGTGAGGTTCAACTAAGATGGCCGCCGCACTCCCTTTCATCATCGCCGCCAGCGCTGGCGTCTCGGCGATCAGCGCCATCCAGCAAGGCAAGGCCGCAGAAGCCGCCGGTGAGTACAACCGCGTCATCGGCGACCAGAACGCTGTCCTGTCGCGCCAAGAGGCCGCCGATCAAGCCCGCCAGGCGGATCGCGAGACTTTCCTGCGCCTGGGCGCCGTGCGCGCCGCGCAAGGCAAAGCCGGCGGTGCGGCAGGCGAAGGTAGCGTGCTCGACGTCCTTGGCGACGTGGCCGCGCAGAGTGAGCTTGAGCG